ATGGGGGAACATTATACCCCCTTAATATTTAATACCCCCAATATGAAACTAACAGTTAAGCAAGTTGATAGCAGTAAGCCAAAAGAAAAGGACTACAAACTATTCGATGGAGGAGGTTTATATCTATTAGTTACAAAATCAGGAAGTAAATATTGGAGATTAAAATACCGTATAGATGGCAAAGAAAAAGTTCTAGCTATCGGTGTCTACCCAACTATAACTCTCGCAGAAGCCAGAAAGAAAAGGGATGACGCAAAACGGCAGTTATCTGATGGTGTTGATCCCAACAAGATAAAGAAGGATAAGAAAAGGGATTCAAAATTCGAGGGAAGCAATACGTTTAAAAACATTGCTCTAGAGTGGTATGAGGGAAGAAAAGACCGATGGTCTGAAGGTTATCGTGATGACATGATGGAAGCATTTGAAAATGATGTTTTTCCATATATTGGAGATCGCCCAATAGCAGAGATTAAACCTCTCGAATTGCTTGAAGTGCTTTCGATAATGGAGAAACGTGGTGTTACCGAGAAATTAAAGAAGGTGAGGCAACGTTGTGGTGAGGTTTGGAAATACGCCATTATCACTGGACGAGCTGAATACAATCCTGCTCCTGACTTAGCTAGCGCATTTATTCCGCATCAGCGAGAAAATTACCCGTACTTATTAGCTGATGAGTTGCCTGAGTTTTTATCTTCAGTAGATAAGTATCAAGGAAGCCAGATAGTAAGAACTGCTTTAAACATTTTAATGCTTACTGGTTTAAGACCAGGAGAGTTACGAAAATCAGAATGGTCATTTATCGACTTTGAAAGTAGAACATGGAAACTACCAGAAAAAATAATGAAGATGGGGAGGGTTCATGTTGTACCAATGTCAGATCAGGTGATTTCTTTACTGCGTCAAATACAGCCAATAAGTGGCGATTACCAGTATATTTTCCCTAGCCGAACGAATCATAAGAAACATCTGTCTGAAATGGCGATAAATACAATGATTGGTAGAATGGGTTATAGAGGAAGGGCTACTGGTCACGGATTTAGACACACCATGAGTACAATATTGCATGAAAAAGGATTTAATACAGCGTGGATAGAGTTACAACTTGCTCATGTTGATAAAAACTCTATCCGTGGCACTTATAACCATGCGCTGTATTTGGAGGGTAGAAGGGAGATGATGCAGTGGTATGCTGATTATATAGATGAGCTGAGAAGTAAAAAGAAATAAAATTCAATTGATAGTTTTTTCAGGGCAGCGAGTGTTATTAATTCGTTGCTCTATCCACTCATTAATTTCACTTTCAATAAAAGCAACCGAACGAGAGCCTATTTTAACTTGCTTTGGAAACTCTCCTTTATCTATTAATTTATAAGTCCATGACTTGCTATATCCCGTTCTATCTAAAACTTCATCCAAACGTAATAATTTATATTCCATTCTTCTCTTCCTTTTGCAGATTTCTGATGTATTGGCACATAACATCTTTGGTGTTGTACTTTGTATGATTTAGAGGTTTAAACTTTGGCGTGTATTTATTGAGGATTTTAGTTGTTAGTTTGTCGCTGGGTATTCCGTGGCTTCTGAGTTCGATTAAGCATTCCTTTGCTATTTGCCTTCGTGCGTTTTCCATTGCCTGTGCATTCATAGTCTTTGCCTTTTATTTCTCATTATTACTCTGAGTGAGTTAGGGCAATTTTCTATTTCAACGTTATAAATTGTATTTTTAATTTTAACTCTGTGATTTATTCGAAATCCTTTCTTGCTTTTATCGTGGATATAGAAAGGCTGCATTTATTGCCAGCCTTTCTATATCACTAACATCACCATGAATTCTGATTTCCATAATTCACCTATGCTATTTTCCATTCATTTAATATTTTATTACCGATATTAATTAACCCGTCTCTATCGACAGTATTAATTATCTTTCGTGGTTTTATGTAGGGTCGCCATATTAAAAGCATTGAGCCTTTATTATTTCCATTGACTGGCTTGTTTGTTCCTGCATTAATAAAAGATATTCTTCCTCCTGTAATTAATCTCACTTCATCAACTGTTTCTAATGCGGAATTAAACCAACCAACAGAAGTATCGGCAGGAATTAACATCACGATAGGCTGTAATTGCTTTTTACATTGTTCGGCGGCCTTATTAATCCAAGGCTGAATATCACTGTAAGGGGGATTAATCCAAATAGCGCCATAACTTTCCCAATCGCAATTTAACGAGTCGTCTTTTTCGGTTAGGTAATGAGAACAGAGTGTATTATCTTTATCGGCAGCGGCATCTAAATAGAAACCAAATTCAGCGTCCAATGCTGTGAATAAAGGTAGTGGAGTTTGCCATCTATCACGCAATTCCTTTGGTGTATGGCTACCTCCGTAGTCAGCTTTCATTACTATGACCTATGTGCCTGGGCTGAAATATTACCTAGTTTATTCCTCTTTACCCATACTTTCATTTTCGGTCTTGTGTAAGCACAATCAGTGTGACTATTTTCAATAAAATTAGCGATACACTGACTTGCAAAAATTAATAACCCAGTTTCATTGGGTTTATTTAAAGTTAAATTAATTCTCATCTCTCAATACCTCTCCACAAATAATATTTAAATCTTTCACTGACATTAAATATTCAGCACGTTTATTGCATTCCGATTGCGTATATATATCTTCCGTTACAGGTACAGCAGAACCCTGTATTAGCATGAGTAATACATATCCGATTATTTGTATTGTTATTTAATCTAATTTATAGAGTGGGATATTTCGTTTGTCGTCTGATTCTTCATGCACGGTAGAGCTGCCGCAATCATGAATATTTTCAATTCCAGTTACTGACATGTATCCAACGGGTTTGTTTCTACTTAAACCTTTAAAGTGATAAATAAGCAATTCAGCTTCCCACTTCATTAATTCAATATTAACTTTAGATGAATCGCTATTATTTACTGCCAGCTCAATTTCAGCGGCTATCACTAATAAATCATCGCTAACTTTCATTTTTTATTTTCACTCCACCTTTTTAAACTCAATCACCCATACCCACGGATTAGAGGACCAACTTCCATCTCCGTATATTTCTTCCCATAAAGTAGGGAATTGATCGCTAGGTGTAAGAGCTTTATCGGGAGTTCCACCTCCACGCCCATACCAACAACCTTCAGATTTAGCATCATCGTTACTGATATCATTCAGTCGCTCAACTCGAATGTTGGTGATTTCTAACGTAATGCGCGAATATCTACGAGGCATGTGTATAGATGGCGTCCACTTAATTTCTTCATACCATCCTTCTTCTAAATCAGATGGTTTATGTGTAGCTTTATATGCAATTGTTGATTCAGTGCATACTCCAGCTTTAAATGCTTCACGAACATAAAGGCGATCACCAATTTTACCCAGGGGGCACAAATTATGTTTTGGAGCATCCAAGACATGTGTAGTTGTGCCACTTCTTGTTTTGGTCGGTTTTTTTAGCCATATTCCATTATCAAGCATTACATTTTTAACGATGCGACGAGTTTGAGTTTTACGCCCGTCAAGAATGGCTTTGACCATTTCAGCATTAAAAATAATTCCACGCTCTTTCATATTCATTCCTCTTCATTGCATCCCTGCGAGCTGTCGTCATCAATCAGTTCAGCCTTTAGCTTCATGATCGTTCCATCTTCTCTATGCCAATTTATTTCCCCGCCTTCAGCGATAACTAATTGCCATACCATTTGTGCTGCTTCATTTGTCACATCTCTTTCATCGTTGCCAACTCTAACCAAGAGACCATCGCCGACGACTTTCATTTTTGCTAAGCTTATTTTTTTAGTTAAAGGTGAGAAACCCAGTCTTAATCTAGCGGTATTCGCCATTATTGAATCCTCTTTTGTTTAGTTGTTGGAGATATCTATCTCCTGTTTGCATCCTTGCACTGAGTTCCTGTAATTAAACGTACGGTTTAATATCGAATTGCTTGAACCATTCTTTTATTTCGTCGTATTCATCATCGCTAATTTCATTTTCTTCTAGCCATTCTTCAAATGAATCTCTGGCGGCATCTTTAGTTAAGTAATAAATGAAATTTTGCAATTTTTCAGGTGTGTTCATGGTTATATCCTTTGGTCAAACGGGTAGGTGGTCAAAAAGGGATATCGTCTGAGAAATCCATTGGTGGTTCAGGATATTGTGGAGTTTGTTGTTTAGGCTGTTGCGGTTGCTGTGCTGGTTGTTGTGGCTTCTGGCTTCCTGCCTGATTACCACCGTTACCTCCTAGCATCTGCATTGTTCCACCAATATTAACTACCACTTCCGTTGTGTATCGGTCTTGCCCGCTTTGGTCTTGCCATTTTCTGGTTTGCATAGAACCTTCTATGTATACCTGACTTCCTTTTCTAAGATATTCACCTGCAATTTCTGCTAATTTCCCGAAGATGCACACGCGATGCCACTCGGTTTTCTCCTTCATCTCACCAGTTTGTTTGTCTCGCCACGATTCCGATGTGGCTAGTGTGAGATTTGCTACTGCGCCACCACTCGGCATATAACGGATTTCAGGGTCTTGCCCCAAGTGACCAATGAGAATACATTTATTCACGCCTTTACTTGCCATTACGCAGCTTCCTTAAGTTCTTTAATCCGAATTCCTGTTAAACGTTCACATTCCTTTTGTGATTCGGTGCCAGCTAATGTATTCCATGCTTTTTTGTACTCATCCATGATTTGTGACTGATTCGTAGCTGTGCCAAGGAAGTTAGTGTAATCAGCTAACACCTGCTCTTCCGTCCGTGGCGCCACGTTATGAATTTCCGCATCTGCATCAATTGCTGTTTCTTCTGTTGGAATACAGAACGCTTGAAATGCCGCGTATTTATATGCAATCGACATGGCTTTATTTGTGGCTTTATCTCCGCTATCCATAGCCTCACCATAAATCACTACCGTGTGCTTACTGCCATCTTCCGTGGCAACAAAATCAAATTCAGCCTTAACCACAACGTAGAATAGCTGACCACCTCTTTGCGTTTGTCTTTCCGTGACTGAGCGTTCAATGATCCGTGGAAGAATAAGCAATCCATGCTTAACTAAAGCTGGAGCAAGAGCGTTATATACAGCGTCAATCCCTCTAAACATAAACCCTTGCTGTTGGTTTTTGCTTCCTTTCTTTATTCCTGTTTCAGCCATTTCCTTGGCTACATTGCTAATCGCTTTATATACAGCAGTCATGTTAATCTCCCAAATACTGACCTTGACGCCGATCACTTCCGTAGTAATCAATTTCAATATTGCGACTAGATACAGAATTCCTTTCTGAATCACGTAATGCTTGAATGTGAGGTGGTAGAGGAGGGTGATTTTTCGATGCGTCCAAGTTAATGTGTAGCAGTTCCATTGCTAGTCGCTTTTCTCTCTCCTTCACGCTCGTATTTGGCAAATGACCCTCAATCATTGCAATAGCTTGAGCCAGAGCTTCCTCTCTGTTTTTTGCTAACGATGGGGATGTTAATTGAGGGTATTTATCGGTAGGGTATGAGTTAGAAACGTTCATTGAAAATCTCCTGCAAAGTCCTTTAGCGGCACCGACAATCCTTGTCGCCCTAACACTTCCGTTTGATACATAAACTCATTGTGTTCGCGTTCCTGCGATTCTTTACGCTTCCTGCGTAATTCTTCTAACCACTGTTGATGTTGTGTCACGCAACCCTCCTTAGCTTAGAAACTCGCAATATCCTGTTAATAAAGGCTTCCTTGCCTATCGCATTGATAATCCGTTCAAGCGATTCGTCGTCACAATCGAGTGCATATTCCATTGCCTCAACTGAGTCAATTTCCGTTAACTTAGCCAGTTCTCTGAAACTTCTTGTCTCAATACTGAGCTTGCTACTGTCGTCAAATTCCATGACTGTTTTGCCGTCTACTACCCGAGTTCCGTTCGAGTAGCTGTATGAAATTTGCATAATCACCTCAACTTACAAATGTCGGTATTACGCCAACGGTTGTCACAATGACCACAGCTAAACTGAATAACCATGGGCTTGTACGTTTATTTTTACGTGCTTGATGCGTAGTGATGCGCACCGCCATGCAATCACGCATAGTGATGTAATATTCTGATTTCATTGTTACCTCGCTAGGTGAGCGATAGGGTGGTTATCTGGTGTTGGTGCGGTGGTTACTGCTAACCGAGGGCTTTTGCGATTACTGCGTCAACGACATCTAAATCATCGTCATCATCTGGTTTATAGCTTGCAATTTTATTGCGAAGTCTGATTAACTGTTCTAATAACTCTGGTGCTGTTGCGATTAGATGGGCGTCTGCCTTCTGATTGGCTGTTGTGACATCTAAATAAACATCACCAATTGTCACGCCGTGAAAAGTTGTCATTATCTCATTGGCGTTTCTTACTGTATATTTCCAGGGCGCAGGCGTACCTTTAAACTTCATATCACCCCCTAGCCTTTAACATTGCATCTGCCATGCGGTAGTAGAACTCAGCTCTTTTGACCAGAAATTCATCAGGAGTCTCATTTGTGTAATACCCCATTTCCACATCATCCTGTGCAGCGAAATCACCTTGCATACATTTAGAAGCGAAATAGTCACGCAATGCCATACCTTCCTGCGCTATAAACTGCATATCTGGATGCCCGCTTGCTGGAAAAGCCGCTCCACCTGTTTTATCTGACATACTCCCTCCGTTATCAACTAAACACGATGCTAGTCGTCCTCTGGATAAAGCATTTCCTGTAATTCTTCAGGCGTTGGCTTTTTCCAGTTCGTTATCTTTCCTGTTTCGATATCGATATCTAACATCAGATAATCACCATAGTGATCGCCAGGGAAAAAGTTAGGAACATAGTAGTTATAGTCTTCTACTTTACTCCCGTTAGCATCAAGAATGTCACAGTTGAAACTGTCAGAAACTTTAATGCAGGTTCTTAGCGTCTTAATGTCAACTTTCGCTTTTGTATTTACTTCAATTTCCATCTCTATCTCCTATCTATTAACAAAGTACGATGCTAGTCTTTGGTAACCGTGTAACCTTGGCTTTCAAGTTGTTGAATAATGTTATCTTCGCTAATTGCAGTTCTTAGAACTTCGGATTGAGCACTGCTTGATAACTCAATATCTTTAACTCCAGATGCCGTTAAAGAAATACGTCCAGAAATTACTTCACATTTAAAATCGTCACATAAAAATTCAATATTCATCTCTATCTCCTATCTATTAATCAACTCACCACAGCCCACTGAATGGACTGGGATTAGTTAACTAAAGTATTCCTTTTTTTCTTAACTGATTTTCTTTATCTCCACTCATAGCAATTCCATGACCTTGCTGAATGCCAAGCCCTCCAACACTTAACGAGGCGTCATGATACAAGTCACTACACATGCCCGATCCAGAGCATAATTCAGCTTTAGGCTCTTCACTTTCCAAGGTCACAAATGCCTTTCTAACTCTATGACCTAATTCTAAAATATCATCACGAGTTAATTTAAAATTGCGTCGATAACTATCAACTAGCATGGCTGATAGAACCGCACGAGCCGATTCTTGAGATGCTTCTGTTAAATCTTCAAATTTCATCTTACTTCTCCTATCTCGCCGTAACCCCGAACTCACCGCTCGGCTGTTTTGTTTTAACTCCTGAAAATACTGCTACATTAGGTAAGCAACAGTTATCTCCACTTGGATAATGCTTTGTTGGTTTGAGAGAGAGAACAGGGCGTTCTTTCTTCTCTTTCACTGAGTTAGCTTTAGTAATTTCTTCCTCTTTCAGCTTGTTAGCTCTGAAAGATGCATATCTAGCATATTGCCTAGCCTTGAATGAGTGGCTGTTAACTTTCTTGACGCTAACTGGCGTTGGATTGCCTTTAAATTTCTTTGGTGGTTGATAGTAAATTTCCACATATCCTCCGTTATTCTTTTACTCACCATAGGTCACTCATTGAATGGCCTATAATTAGTATTAAACACCTGACCTTGTCCGCCGCTTGCCCGAGAATGCCATGCCCCCTTGAAGGCTGGAGATTGTCGAGGAGCTGAGTTATGCAGATCTCTCCGCTCAACGCCAAGTGTGATATCCAAATTGTTAAAGAACATTAGGCTGTATTTCATGTTGCTTGCCTTTGATGAGTTATATATTGAACTATAAGTACGGATTAATCAAGACCAAAAGTACGGATAATTTATTCAATTACGAACTATTGGTTCTATTTTCTTGAATTTGAAAGGAATTTATTTTCAAAAAAATCTCAGATTGGAATGCAGATCACTTCTTTGGAGGGGAGGGGGCACAAAAAAGCCCTCGCGGGGAGGGCTGGATAGGGGTTAGGATACTGACCTGAAAATTATTATAGGAGTAATGCCATAAGCTTCATTAGGTCTTCCTGCCATAGATTTTATTAAATCAAACATCTCAGCAAACCCGCTTTTTAGATCGTTGTGATGAATGGCATTATCAATAAAATTGTCATTATCGTTATATTGAGCGTCTGGTTTTGCGTCTACAATGCCGAGCATATACCATGTTCCTGGTATCTTTGCTCCGTATTTTAATACGATATCGCCTGTATTTATCGTTAAATTATTAGCATCCACAGACATCCAAACAGAGTTTTTTTCTGTATCAACCAGATCTATTTGGGTCGATGTCGGAAGTATGGAAAACATATCGACAGAGTGTTTTATGGCATTCTCCATCTCCTTATCTCTTTTGCCTTTGTTTGACCCATTAACAGTTGCCATCATCTTTTTAAGAAATGGCATTGCATCAACTGCCATTTTTGTATCAAAGACACTTATGGAACCATTTATAAGAACCACATCCCCTAAGGCGCACGTAGATAAGCTTGTCTTTAGCATTTCATTTTTTTGAAGAATGCTAAGTAAATTCAGGGGGTGATTAAAGGTCGAGTCATAAGATTTTTCGCTACTTTTTGTTGCTGAATCTTCTGCGGATAGCCCCGCCTTAACGAACGGAATCTTAACAGATGCATTATGAGATGATTTATCTGATGAAGTTTTTACTGTTTTAAACGATATCTGAAGCCCACCATGATCCATTTGCGAAATTAAAGATTTAATTCGTCCTGAATCTTGATAAAAATAATCATAGAGTAAATCTATACTTTGTGATTCTTGATCCACGCTCAATATCCTCCTCGACATCCTTTTGAGATTTTTTCACTTTTTCTTTAGTCTTGTTAATTTCTGACAAGATATCTTCAACATCATCAAGATATTGTTTTTTATCTTTTCTTTTTAATAAATTAAACATGGCTAAACCTCATTGCGCAGATAATATATAATATATGTCCTCGCAGTATAAAAATCAACCTAAAGAGCAAGCTGTTAAATAAGTGCAACCACACCCTAAAACGTGTCGTCAGGCCATTGGGTTACACAAATCGCATCATCATCTGAACTACAACACCAATAATTTTACAGTTACCATTTATAGTAATGGCGGGATAGGCTGGGTTTAACGCTTTAAGATATTTAGCCCCATCCAAAACAAGTTTTTTGAATGTTGCTTCATTCGTATCAGTAAGTTTGGCTATCACCAAACTCCCGTTTATAGGTTCTCTACCAGTATCGACTAAAACTAGAGATCCCTCTGGGATGCTTACGCCCATAGGTGCTGTCATTGAGTCACCTTCAACCTTCAGCCAAAAAGCGGAACCTTGAACAGCCACCTCTGATTCGTACCACTCATCGATCTCACTCAACGTATATGGCTCACAAGCTTCAGTCCAATTACCAGCCTGAACAAAGCTAATAACAGGGTACTTAGGAGCTGGTCGATAAGGTCTTGGGTTACTTACATTGGCGTTATTTACATTTTCATGACCATGCTGCAACCAAATAACATCGCATTTTAAGAATTTAGCCAACGCATTCATTTTATCTTGCCGCGGTAAAGACTCCCCATTAAACCATTTACTAACAGCCTTAGATGAGACACCAAGGGCTTTGACTATCTCAGCCCCTCTGCCGTGTTCATTTAATCCCGCATCTTTACAGGCCTGTGCTAGCCTTCGGGAAAAATCATTCCGCACTTTTTCTGCTTGTACCATGAGTTCAATTATAAACTTCTTGCAAAAGACTTTCAGTACGGAGATAATGCGTACTGAAAGTACGATAATGGAGATTTTTATGGATGATTTACGTAAGCCAATTACTGACATTGGCGTTGCAAAAGTAGCAAAAGCATGTGGAGTAAGTGAGAGAGCGGTTTACAAATGGATTAACAATGGTTTCCTACCAAAAACAGAATTCTTTGGAAAAACCAATTATGCAAAAACAATCCAATCCCTATCAAAAGGGAAAGTAAAGGCTGAATACTTACTATCAGTTAGCCAGAAAAAATTACTTGCAGCTTAGATTCACCCGCTCTTTAAAAATTCACGCCACGCCTTTTGACTTCAATCGGCAAATTATTATCAACAATCCGCTCATATGGAATGAGCCACGGATCATTACTGCTGTTCCCAATATGGGAAGTAATCTAAGAAGGACTTTAACAAATGGAATGTGCAAAAAATATCAAAGTAGAGTGCTCATCAAACGAATTGATGACCTTCTATCTAAAAGAAATGTATTCAGTCGGTAATAACGGACTCGCTAAGGCGCTAGGAATACACCCATCAAAATCCAGTCGAGATAAAGCCAGAATATTCGATTTAGCTTGCCAGTTGGTGAGTAAGTTCGGATTACCCCCTGATTCGGTAAACATCAGTGAGAAGCCAACGAAAGTTGTTCTTGAAGGTGATTATGCAGAAAGGGTTATTCAGGCTCTTGAAGGGAAGGGAAAGGTTAAAAGAAAAGCCCCAGCGGTAACTGAGGCTTCTCAACAAATGGACTTAATTTAACAACAACTCAATGGGGTAATTATGGCAAAAAAACGCAGATTTATCAACCAAAATCAAGAAGAAAGAGTACATCCTGATAGCCCTGATGGGCTATTAGTCGCAGCTGCAAAAAACAGGAATTTCGGCAAGCGATTTGTCGAAGAGTTTAAAAAAGCACAAGGAGGTCAGCATGTCAGCGGAAATAAAATATCTTGATGATTTTAGACCTGAGCTAAAGGTCGTGGAGAGCAAAGTGGCTGACCTTGATAACGGCTACACCAGAATAGCCAATGAGCTGCTTGAGGCTGTCATGCTTGCCAATTTAACTCAACATCAATTGTTAGTTTTCTTTGCTATTGCCAGAAAGACTTACGGTTATAACAAAAAATCTGATTGGGTTGGCAATGAGCAACTTTCAAAGTTAACTGGAATGTTGCCGCACAAGTGTTCAGCAGCTAAAAGTGAGTTGGTTTCCAGAGAAATTTTAGTGGCAGAAAAACGCCATGTTTCAATTAATAAAAACATCCATGAATGGAAAGAAAAACAAACTTACCCGAAAAAGGTAACATTACCCGAATCAGGTAAGAAAACATTACCCGAATCAGGTAAAGGTCATTACCCGAATCAGGTAAACACAAAAGACAATACTACAAAAGAAAAGAAAGATAATAAAAACACTATGAGCGAAGAGGTTCGCTCGACGGATGAAAAATCGAATTCTGAGCCTACAAAACCAGACCCGTTTCTTGAGCCATTCGAAAAAATATTTTGGGTTGCAGGAATGCGCAAGGTTGGGAAGGATAAATCAAAATCTGCATTTAAATCCAAATTCAAAGAGTGGCGGAAAGAGACTGGCGGAACTATCGATGAGTTCGCTAAGTTACTTGCTGATGATATTCAGTACAGGTTACGTATTCAGCAATTCGGCTTTGACAAGATGCACCCAACAACTTACCTAAACGGTAGTCGCTGGACTGATGAAAAACCAGATCAACCACAATCTACAACGCAACAATCCTCAATAACGGTATCTAAAAACGGCCTCGTGTTTTATTGAGGTGAAAATGAAATCAACTATCAAATCAATGTTAATTCGTGGTTATTGCTACGGATGGCTAAGTGCTGATTTCGTTCGGTATTGGTTCAAAAAATTAAACTTGAGGGAAGCCTAATGACAATCACGGAACTGTCAGATCGCCTTTGGGAAGACGTTGACCGAGTGGCGAAGTATTTATTACCTAATGGCAAAAAAGAGCACAACGAATGGGTTGCGGGATCGGTAAACGGTGAAGCTGGAAAAAGTTTAAAGATAAACCTTTCTGGCAAAAGGGTTTGGTCTGATTTTGCTGAGGGGATCGGTGGTGATTTACTGGACTTATGGGTTGAGGTTAGAGATTGCAGTTTGCATCAAGCTATGACCGAAGCTAAGAAATATCTAGGCATTCATGATGACGATCACCATTTCTCAGCAAAGAGCCAAAAGAAATTTAGTCGCCCAAAAAACGAATCACTCAAGAAAAACATCCGTAAAACTGAAAACTGCTACACATACCTAGAAAGTCGAGGCATTAGTCGCAAGATAGCCGAAGAATTCAAAGTTTGTGACGCTGTTGTCTGGTCTCATGATGTTAATCGTGAGTTGCCCGCTATCGCATTCCCATACAAACGAGATGGTGAATTATTGCAGGTGAAGAGAATTAGCACTGAGCGACCAAATGGCAAAAAAGCAATTTCGGTTGAGGCTGATTGCGAACCCTGTTTGTACGGTTGGGATCAGATACCAAAATACGCAAGAGCGATAATTATTTGTGAGGGTGAAATTGATTGTATGAGCTATCACGAATATGGGCTTTCTGCGCTATCTGTACCATTCGGAGGAGGTAAGGGGGCAAAGCAACAATGGATTGAATTTGAATATCACAACTTAGACCGGTTTACAGAAATCTGGTTATCACTAGATGGTGACGAAGTTGGGAAAGAGGCCGCTAAGGAAATCGCCAAGCGGTTAGGTGAATATCGTTGCAGACTGGTTTCATTGCCAAAAAAAGATATCAACGAATGCCTACAAGCTGGAATACCTCAAGAAGAAATCATTAAGTACCTTGAAACCGCAACTTACTTTGATCCTGATGAATTGTGTAGTGCCCGTGAGTTTATGCAGGACACAATCCAAGCATTTTACGGCAAAGAGCAATACCTTTTCAGAAGCCCTTGGGAAACCTTAAACCATCAGTTCAGTTTTAGAGAGTCTGAATTAACCATTCTCAATGGGGTGAACGGTCACGGTAAAAGCGAGATTTTAGGTCACATTCTTTGTGAGGCTATGAGACAAGGCGCTCAGGCTTGCGTGGCTTCCTTTGAGCTTAAGCCAGCGGTATTTCTTAAACGACTAACACGACAAGCTACTTGCAATAAATTACCTACCAGCATGGAGATTGAGTCGGCATTTAGTTTTTATGATGATCGCCTTTGGTTATTTGCGCTAACAGGAACAGCGAAAGCCAAAAAGCTATTGGAAATATTCCAGTATGCAAACCGACGTTACGGAATAAACCTGTTTGTTATCGATAGCCTGATGAAATGCGGAATTGATGACGATGACTACAACGGGCAAAAGGAGTTTTTAGACGCAATATGCGACTTCAAAAACAAAACTAACAGCCATGTCATTTTAGTCACTCACAGTCGTAAATCTGATAGTGAGGATAAACCCACGGGTAAAATGGACGTGAAAGGCTCTGGCTCAATTACTGACCTAACAGACAACCTGTTTATCATCTGGCGCAACAAGCGACGTGAGAGAGCATTACAGAAGCTACAAGCAGGGCAACAACTAACACCAGAAGAACAGAATCACACCGCTGAGCCAGCATCAGTTTTATGTTTGGAGAAACAGCGTAACGGAGAGGGGTGGGAAGGTAAGATCCCATTATACCTTGAAGAGCGTTCTCACCAGTTCTTAATCATGGAAGGCGGTTCTCCCTACAACTACATTGCCAATATGCCTAATTCTGAATATGACGAAGTATGGCAAGACGAAAACGTTACCAAGTATTAACACGCAAGAGGATTTTTAGATGAACTTATTAAAAAGCACTGTCACCAAGGTATTAGGTGATCCGGTTCGCCACACTTACAAATCGGATGATGGAACAGAAAATGAATATTACCTAACGCCAGTTGAGTGTGATTGCTGGGGTGATATTTCAAACACAAAAGTAATGACTAATACCTTAGAGCAAGCCAAGGCAATTAAAGTCGGCTATGAGTGGGAATCGTGAGGATTTTTAGATGAAAGGAACAACGTTAAGAGAGCTAATCAATCTATATGACTTACAAGCAATGGCATTGGCTGATAGACAACATCCTATTGATAGTGAGTATTCAATGCCGTTCTTTAGAGCTCACTTGAAATACAGGAAAAAGTTAATGCCGAGGGGCAATGTGATGATCAGGTTAATGAAAATCCAATGCGCATTCATTAAGTATCGAAAAAGTGAAGAGTATCTTCAGAAGAAGATTGATGAATACAATGCAAAATATCAACAGGAGGCATCTAATGCAGGGAACTAATTGGGTTAAGACAAAGGACAAATTACCAACCGAAGGCGAGGCGGTAATTGTTGTCTATGGCGAACATATCCAGAACATAACATATGAGCTAATTTCATGCGGTGTTGACTGCGAAGAACTTAGATGGATACCGCACAATAACAGCGACTATGATTCGGCTCCATTGGAAACATTCGACTATTGGATGTATATCAAAGACCTACCACTCCCACCAATGCCAGAGGGTGAATGATGAGCTGGATTAAACGAAGTGATGAAACGCCACAGGAAGACGGAAAATATTTTACATTTGGTTCTCATGGTCGAACTACTGCATGGTGGAAAGGTGATATCCATAAGTTTCAAAATGCTGAATCTGGCGAAAATGAAGGAATGCAAGATATGGATGGTGAAGTTTACATGGTCACGCATTGGATGAATTTACCAGAAAAGCCAGAGCCACCACAGGAGAGCTAACAGTGAGTGATAAACCATGAGCATTTCAGCAATCACAACAATCAGATGTTTTTTTACCGGTCATAAATTCGAAAAGCAAGAAAACTGCTGTAATGACGGATCATATTTCTTTTGCTCTCGATGTGGCATGACCCTATGGAGATATAACATTAAGTACAGGAGGAATAATGCAGAAGCAAACATTCCTACTCAGGAATACCCAGATACTAAAAAACCTTAAAGCCGCACTAGATAATTTACCCCTTAACGAAGAATTCCCCCTAGAAGTAAAAATCTCAGAATCCAGTCGAACACTACCGCAAAACGACATGTTCCATGCGCTATGTGGAGATGTATCAAAGCAAATGACACTCAACAATGAACCGCTGAAATTATGGCAGTGGAAGAATGTCTTTGTGTCTGGTCACTGGATGGTTACTACAGGAGCGAAAGAGTCACCGTTAATTAGGGGAATTGAAGGTGAGCTATTAAACATACGCGAGAGTACGTCTCAGATGGGGAAGAAGCGAATGAGTAGCTTAATTGAATACTCGACAGCTTGGGCGGTACAAAGTGGCGTAAAACTGCGTACGAATCGTTATGAATATAACTACTACGGTCACAGGGAGTAATGACTATGACAGACAACGTAAATAACCCACCACACTATGCATCAGGTGATATTGAGTGCATAGATGCCATTAAAGCCAGTATGACAAAAGAGGCGTTTCTTGGCTACCTCAAGGGCAATATTCAAAAGTATGTCTGGCGATACGAAAAGAAAATTAACCCAGTCGAAGATTTGAAAAAGGCTCGTTGGTATATGGAACGGATGGTTAGTGAGATGGAGACTGGAAGTAATGGCTAGAGATAACTTTCCGATAGAAAACGCAATTACAATTATTAAATCAGTAAGGCATTTAGAGTCATTTGACACCAAAACAGCGTTTGCAGTGACAGGTTTAACGATCAACCAATGTCGAGAAACAATCATGCATCTCAAAAAGATAGGAGCAATAAGAAAGTCCGATAAAAGTGCGTGGAAGTTTGTCGTTTGTGATAACGCGATACAGCTAATCAAATCATATGCCGACGATAGAGCGGAGGTGAAGATAGTTAGACAAAAGGCGAGAGAGCTTAAAGCGCGTCCTATGAAATTTGTCGATAAGGCCAACGTATCAGGCATGGGTAATCCGATGTTGATGAAAATAGACTCATTACTCAAAGGGGTTCGCAATGAACTGCATGTCGTGCAATAGACGGCTAACAGACGAAGAAATTTACGTGTGTAGCAAGTGTGCTGATGAATACGCTCATTTGGAAGTGATGGATAAAATCAAAGGAGAGGGAGATGCCGAGGTATCGCAGTAAATATAAACACAAACATAAAAATCCAAAGAAACCACAAAAGGAGTTTGAACCAATGCTTAATGCCAATTTATTACGCTATGGAAAATTTGTCGCAATATGGTTTTTTGCCATGTTAATTCTTGGAGTTATTTTGGGGTGATGTATGGCGAACTTACGCAAAGAAGCTCGAGGCCGTGAATGCCAAATAAGAATACCGGGAGTATGTAATGGTAATTCTGAAACTGTCGCCTTAGCTCATTATCGAATGTCTGGTATTTGCGGTACCGGAATAAAGCCTAATGATATTTTTGGTGCTTGGGCGTGTAGCGCTTGTCATGATGAATCAGATAGACGCACTCATTATGTTGATGCTGAATATGCAAAACAATGTCATTTAGAAGGCGTTATCCGCACTCAGGATATTCTCATCAAGGAGGGTAAGATTAAGGTATGAATGAGTATCAATTAAAATTGCCGTGGCCACCGAGCAATAATACGTATTGGCGACACTGTAGAGGACGGCATTATATCTCATCCAAAGGCACCAGCTACCGAAAGCAAGTAACAGATTACATCAAGCAACATAACCTAGACGTCAAAACTACTTCCCGCATCAAAATAGTCATCACCGCAAATCCCCCAGATAAACGACAAAGAGACCTCGATAACTTGCCAAAAGCAGTTTTCGATTCGTTAACTCACGCCGAATTTTGGGTAGATGATAGCCAGATTGATGATATGCAGATCCGTCGAGGTGAAAAGGTTGCTCACGGCTCATTAGATATCAAAATATGGGAGATGAAAGATGAGGAGCGATAAATACAAAAGCCTAACAGTTGCTATTACCGTGGCAAGAAGATTATCCAGAGAGTCAATAAAAAGGCAAAGTTTTAGCGTGGTTCAGTTACCTATGGGCATCTTATCAGTATTAGTTACTAGCGACGCAAAGCGCAGGAAGAAATCTATTGTCTACTCAGTAAGTGGCGATGGTCATCACACAGTATTACCGGAGGCGAGATGAGGGAATGTAAGCCAGATATTTATAGGTATGTAGCAGACTCACCTCGAAAATCATATTTAGGCAAGGCAAGGAGATTAACTCCGTCACAAGATAGATGGGTAAGAGCAATCATATCTCTGTGGGCTGGAGAAATGAAAGATGATAGTTATCTTGGGTTATCTTGGGGATCTGGAAGCATTTGGCGATTTGTTACTGGATGGTCAGGAGAAAATATAGAACGCTTCACCAAGGTATTTGAACAACTAAAGAAGGAAGGTTACACAGGAAGTGAACTTGAAGAAAAAGCCAAATCAATATTATTTCCAAAACAATCACTCAGCAACATGTTTCAGCGCGCCAACGATGTAGATGAAGCTGATTTTGTAGAGAAAGCAATATTGAAAGCGTTCGACAAGTCCAATCCTGTTTATGTTGTTGCTACCGATTACTATCTTGGCAGAAATACGATGCAAACACTCGCAAATTACATTCAACAACAAATAGCACCTTGGCTCACCACTAAGCAGTGTATTGATCGTGTCCGTTGGTGCATTACATTATTTAATGCGAAGTTATATATGGTGCTACAAGATGAAATAGCGAGAGAGCGCTCACAACTTGGAGTTGAATATAAAAATATTTCTGAAATCACTTGAAAATAAGTTATGAATGTGTATATTTAGTGTATGCTCGCTCGTAAAAGCAAAGAGCAGACAAGTAGATTAAAGAGGGTAAGAGATTACCTGCTGATTACGGGCTGAAAAGTTCCGATCCAAGACCTCGCTTCGGCGGGGTTTTTTGTTATCTGGAGTTTATATGTTTGATGAATTCGACGGCTTCGATGAGCATCCTGACTTTTAATTCCCCCGAATTCGAGGGTGCTACCTTCATTGATGAGGGTAGCATAGTTTAAGTTATTGATATTTTTCCGTTATGGGAATTCCCATAACGCTATTTCACATGTTCGGTTATTCAGAACAACTGACATCTGGAGTCATTAATGCGAAGTAGAGCAATAAGACGCCATCATGAGAAGCGCCTCAAATCCAAAAGAAGCAAATATAATAATGCTGGACGCGCCACTGATCGAAGTGTGGGTATGTGCTACCGCACTCCAGCATTGTGCGGCTGTTGGATGTGCGCCAATCATAGAAAAGTTTTTGGTATGAGCATTAAAGAGGTTAGAGATAGGCAAAAGTTTATTGATACCGAGCAACTGCCGAAAGATATTTTGTAGTTCACATTTCAACCTGTCGGCCTGACCGACTAGTTCAAAATATCGTAGGAACATATTTCTAACAGAGCAATATCTTAAGGGGTCGCCAATGTGCGGCCTTTCCCATTTCTACCATATCGAGAATGTGCTCGAAATGGTTTCGTATATGCCGATCACAGAACAATTACCCTCGTTGTCACATTCACTAAAAGTCTGTGAGTCGGCGTTCTATTAACTAATCAGGACTACATATATGCAAGAGCCGTTAACAGGCACAGCAACCGCCTCGTTAGCGGGTGTCTCTATTGTAGGTCTCTATTCAGGTATGGACGCAGGCGTTGTTATTGGTGCGTTCGCAGGGGCGGTGATATTTGTATTATCTGCTCATGATATCCGGCTGTTAAAACGATGGGCCTATTTCACGGTTGCATTTGCGATCGGGATATTAGGCGCTGATTTCATGTCATCACTACTGAGTGGCATTATCGGAGATAGAGAGGTCGATCGCTCTGTTGGTGCCATGTTCTCATCGGCTGGTTTGGTTGGTGTGTTAGTAACGATATCTAAACCCGGTGCGCTCACAGACAGTATCAACAACGTTATTAACAACCTGATAGATAAATTCAGAGGAGGTGGAAGATGACCATCTCAATATTTTGGATTTACATCAACTTTTTCTCATGTCTGCTTGCTGTTATTCGACTCATTAACTATGACCGTAACGGTGCTAAATATAAATTTATCCCGTCATTTATAGCGTGGGTACTCATTATTCTACTAGGTTCGATTCCGTTACGAATATTAACGAATGACTACACGCATGCAGATCCATTTGAAGTCGGAATCAATATCACACTATGCGCACTAATAATTCTTAGTCGTGGGAATGTGATGCAAATATTTAGAGGGGTTAGTAAAAATGGCTAGACCTGCACGCGGTGAGCGCAATAACAATCCGGGCAACATTCGACACGGTTCAAAATGGCAAGGACTATCCGCACAGCAAACAGATAAAGACTTCTGCCAATTTGTATCACCTGAGTACGGTATTCGGGCTATTTATAAATTACTGCAGACGTACCAAAATAAATACGAACTCAATACTGTCGAGTCGATTATCGATCGGTATGCTCCACCAAATGAAAACAACACAGTTGGCTACATCAATCGAGCAGCTAAAGACATCGGAGTTAGTGTAAATGAACCTATTAACGTTTCATCTAAACCAGTTGCTATTGCATTAGCCACAGCGATTGTAGGTGTTGAGCTTGGGTATCAGCCATACAGTCAAAAAGTCTTTGAAGATGCTTGGTTGCTGTTATGAGTATTGGTAAATGGGTTCTTTTAATTGGCTCTGTAATTTGTGTTTTTTCACTTCAATACTTAGTTGTAAAAGTTGGCGAGTTGAGTAAAGAAAACCAATCGCTCACCGAGCAACTATCTCAACAAGTAAAAATCAACAAAGACTATCAAGCCCGTATCACTCGATTAAATCAACTCGATATTCGTCACTCACAGGAGTTAGCCAGTGCAAAGAATGAAATCAACACTCTTCGTGATGCTGTTAACTCTGGTTCTAAGCGGGTGTACATCAAAGCCGAGTGTCCA